TAGATGTGATATATAATACACCACATATTTCTTATATTATATCTAATAGCCGAAAACAACCATGAATCTGAAATCAGTCATTCCTCACTCATGAGAACAAGAGGCCGTCTGCCTGCTGTGCGAGTAGCAGGCTAGAGATGAAAACAGCCAAGCATGAGGATTGAAAAACAGGAAATCTTACAGCCATGCGGCTGAAATCCTGAAATCAATCAAAAACAAGGATTCTGATGACTGAAATAACCCTCTGTAGTATCCCCCAGCAATGGTAAATTCCAGTCATTTACGCCCTGTTCTCAACAAGCAATACTCACCCTGAAATTGGCGGGATAGCCGATTTTGAGCTAATTGCTAACTGCCCATCAATTTAGCTTTGAATGCTTGCTCTTTCGGAGCGGAATTTGACAAGACTTTCAACAGTGTATCAGCCTGTTGCTTGGTGACTTTAGTCTTGTCTGCCAGCTGCATATTCTCTTTGGCTGACCAGATTGAACCGCATAATGCGTCAGACAAGTCTTTCGAGCCTGCGGGAGGCGGTGGGTGGTCAAACTTGTCGTCATGCTCTTCCAATTCCCTGATTTCACGCTTGAGCTTTTCTGAGGCGACAGCTGTTGCACGGCCTTCGAGAATTGCTGAGCGTAAATGGAAATAAGGGTCTTTTGTGCGGTCAACTGAAATTAGCTTCACTTCAAAACCAGCATACAATAAGTCTTGCCGCAGGTTTGTTGATTGGAAGCCGTCTGTTGATACGCAAGCTATCGGATAGCCCTCAGCCCTTGCGTCAAGAATGAATTTCTTGATTTTGTGGATTGGGACTTCCTGGCCTGGAATGCTTCGTATCTCCATCAGCCATTCATTGACGAATATCGGCTCAACAACTACAGTCTGCACACCCTTGACAGGGTCATAGGATTTGACCTCTTCATACCTGTCGATGTATGAGCAAGCAATACCAGTTGAGTCAGTCGTTAGGCCTAAGTCAATATGGATGAAGCGCGGTTTGTCACATAGTGTCTTCAGCAACCCGATGTCGATGTAATCGCGCAATGATTGGTCGTTGAAGAAATCTAGCACTATCAAATCCTTAGTCACAGGATTTGGCCTGATGAAAGTGCGATTGAGAATCTCATTGGAAGAGATGAAAGAAGCCGTGCCGAATGTTGATACACCAGCCAAGTCACGCAAAGACTTGATGATGTTGAATTCAAACTGTTCCCTGTGCTCAACAGGGACATCGACAATGCGATTAGGCTTCAAGCTTGGCAGTAGGTCGGAGTTGGAGTCATCAATGATGAAAGGGTCAATAAATTCATCGCCTGCGTACACTTGAAAGAATTTGCCTGAGTATCCTCCCAAGTGCCATTTTGCTTCCCAGTGCGAGAAGCTGAAGACAATGTGGCCTGTTGAGCCTTTCTTCTCCTTTTCCTCAAGGCGCGCATCAATGAATGAGCGATTACCCTTGTTAGAGGAATCGAGAATGATGTGGCCTAGAATCTCTTTGCCTTTACCGCCAAATCGGGAATCCCTACGAGTAGAGATGGTATCCAAGTTGTCCTCTGCTTGGCCAGCTACAACCGTCATGTCGTTAATCTCCGAAAAGATTGCGCCGATGGTTGCTTGACCCAAGTAATCACTACCACGTGAGCCTGTCGATACATCAATGTTGCCTTTGAAAAAGGTTTTAGCGCCCTTGCGGGTATCAACACGATGTTTGAAGAATGGGCTTGCTTCAACCCAATCAACGAATTGCGACCAGAGCACCTTTGACGCGAGGGACTTGGTAGCATTCATCATTGGGAATGTAATGACTGTAGAGGAGATTAGGTCATAATGCTTGTGCGGGTCTTCCAAGCACATGACTCGGCAGAGGTCATAGAAAGTGATGAGCAACGCCATAGTCGATTTACCCAAGCCAATAGCACCAGATAAGATGACTTCATCATATGGTGAATGGTAAGGGTTGGGGTAAAGCTTCTTGGCGGCTTCCCGCCAAATAGGGTACAATCCGTCACCCAATACTTTGCCAAGATAGTAAGGGTCATCAATGAATTGCTCAATAGTTGGGACTTCCTCTTTAAAGCCTGCTTTCTTGGCAATTTCAAATAGCACCTTGCTATCAACTGCTATAATATCGCTTGATTGGCTCATGAGTCAGTCCTTTCGCTTATTAAATTACGTTAAGACTGTGAATTTAATCTCTTCGTAAAACGTATAAGTTACGTGTGCAGGATGTTTACCCTGCAAGATTTTGTAAGAAACCTAATAAGAATGTTTCTCGCACCAGTTATATCGCGGTCTATAATTTTTCCTAGAGTTGTTTTAAATTCCTCTTTGCTACCGATACTGAATATCTTGCCCTCAAAAGTGCTGGAAGTATAGGCTTCATTCACTTCAATCACCGTCTTGCCGTATTTCATGGCAAGGTAATTGAGATAGACTTTGAATTTATAATGGGAGAGATTTAACATTGAGCGAACAGTAATCTTTCCTAGCTTACGCTTTCCGCCCTTTCCCTTAGATACCATATTACTGGTGTTGAATGAGGGCAGTAAAATAACGTCATTGTTCATGACAATATCATAAGCAACTTGTTTATGCAAGTCATTAATCAGATTATTTCGCCTAGCTTTAAGCTTATTAAGTTTTCGTTCAAAACACTTCATCATGTCGTTATAATATTGCGTTTCTTGTCTATCTTTGAACTTAGCAATGAATGAATCACGCTTAGAAATCCATTTAGAGATAGACTGAGCCACCGGCAGAAGAATAGCCTTTGAGAATCCCTCTCCATACTTCACAACTTGGTTCTCGCTGTAAAGAGTTTGAAAAGTTCTCACACCAGGGTCTAACGCGCATATGCGACTTGTTTCCCCTTTCACTAAGCTTGCAACGGTAATGTGTTGTTGCACACTTATATACCATTGCCCATTCTCATATTTAACTACAGCAGACTTATTGAAGCTTTCTTCTGGGAGAGGTTCTGTCAAGAATATCTCTCCCAACTGTTTAGGATAAGGAAAACCACTCTTAGCTAATCTTTTCACCATGAAGTATCGAGGTGAATACTTCCACGACATAAACCGCATAGTGAACGGAGTTCCTTTAGTCTTAAACTTTTTCAGTTGAGCTCGATAAGCGCCTTCGCATTTCCGATAAGCTTCATGAATCAAATCTACATTGTATACATAATGCTCAGGACTTTCATCATTAGTATAAGTGGCTTTGATTTTATCCGTTATACTACGTCTCAATTCTGAGCCAAGCTTTTCCTTCGCATTTATCGCTTCCACTGTTAAATTGTAAGCAAGTCGATACGTGTGTAGAGCTTGTATGAAGCGCAATTCATTCTTTGGAAAGATTCTGATTTTCTTCGTTGCGGCTACTGTCCTGCCTTCTTTCCGTACAGCATTTGCCATAATATGCGTTAGCATGGCTTGCGATGAAACTGACACTCTCATTGACGCTGCGTTTAGGGGAAATACACGCTTTATCAAGTGCTTAGATTGAACTACACGGTAATTCGGTAATGATGTTGACCCCTGTAAAGCGGTCTTATGAGGCAGCCATAACAATTTGCTGAGTCCGTCTGAAGTTCCATTCCAAAACGGTTCTAAGGCCTGGTCTTTCAAAGTTAAATCTAAGACTGAAACCATTTACTGCCTCCCCTCTGAACGGAGCGTTTGAGCCTCAATGACGACTTTGTTGCGAGCAGAGGCTACAATGACCTATAATTCGGGCTTACCGCCGAAGATTTGCTGGTGTCCAGTAATCTTTCGGCTCAGGCGTGTTTCCAAACAATTCAATGCACTTGTTTCGGGATAGCTCAAATGTAAAGTCATCACGCTCATCAGCATAGTAGAATGAGACGCTTTCAGACATGAGTTCAAGCACGATAGCTTTGCGGCCTGAGGGTAAAACTACTGATTTGCCTACAGTCAAATTGCAAGCAAGACGTTTGATGGGAGTCATGTGGTTGCTTTCTGGACTTTTTTATCGCTGCGCTTCTACCTGAGATAGCAATCGTTGTGCTACAGCTGCGGCTTCTGAGTTGTCCACTAGATTAGGATTATCGGAATCGTTCATTGACTGAGACAGAATCTTGATATGCACTTTTACTTCTTCAAGGTTCACATCTTTGCTAACTTTTTGGATTTGGCCGTATGCCTGACTTTCGCTACTTGATATCAACTGATGCAAAGCAATCAACTCATCTTGAGTCAATTTGTCGATTCTGTCTTCATCAAATAGCTGTTCTTCAATAGCATCCCTGAAATTGACGAGTTTTTCGAGCCGTACAGCCTCCCTGTTGGCTAGCTTGGTTAGCAACAGTTGTGCTGCAATGCGGTGTACCTGAAGCTGGTCGATATCAAAATGCTTGTCTATATCAGACAAAGTAGCTGGCAATGAACTGGTGTTTTGACTTATTACCTGATTGGTCATTTGCAGTTCTTCCTGTAAATAGTGCCGATACTGACGGCCATTTGTATTAATCCCGAACAAAAACAACGACTTAACACTGACGCTGTGCGAAATCGTGGGGGCTAATACACAAATAGATATTAGGCCGAAACCAAAAAATTTTGTTAGCCAGCCTTGCCGCGCTTACAGAGGTGTTGCCGTTCTTAAGCATTGTTGATTGGGGAAAAATTTTCTAGTTTTTATACTGGTCTTGGCGGGTACAGGAATCGGAACATAAGTCCAAGATTTTGGCTAAAAATTTCGATTGAGAAACAACTGCTTATCAACGAAATAGCCAATTCCAAACTCATAGATGTGATATACAATAGTCACAACACAGATATATTATATTTAATATCCCGAAAGACAATCATTCCTCATCACTCACATGAGTGTAATCAATCCTCAGCTATCTCAAACAGCCATGAGGTTGAAATCTCTGAAAACAGGGGTTGTTCTGCTTGCGGTGTGATGTGAGCAAGCAAGAGTCAGACTTGAGAAGAGAATCAACACTCACGAGACTTGAGGACTGACTGATTGAAATCTCCCTTGCTGTGTTACCAGTCACCCGAAGAACTGATAGCAATCAGCCCTGTTGAAAACAAGCCTGAACAGGACTGAAAGCTTGAAATCTGAGAACTGAATCTTGTAGGGGCTGGGATTCCGAACATAAATACAGGATTTTGGCTAAAAATTCCCCTGACGAATTAGCGAGTTATCAACGAAATATCCAATTCCAAACTCATAGATGTGATACAATATCAATACAACGTTCTATATTATATTAATATTGTAGATATCAATCATTCCTCAACCTTTCAATCAACAGTCACATGACTGATATGATTCCTTACAGCCATGAGAGTGAAATCCCTCTTCTCAACACTGCTGAGGCATGAACTGAGAAACAAGAAATCCTCTGCCTGGTTGATGGGTGACCAGGCAAGAGATGAAAACAGTCATGAAACTGAAAATCGAATCCCTTGGGGCTGTGTTCAGACGGGATGAGAAATCAGAGCAAAATTGCTGAAATCTGAAATTGAATCCTGTACCCGCCAAGATTCCGAACATAAATACAGGATTT